TGAGTTTCTGATATCGGATCGCTTCTCTGTATGCTTGCTTTAGATCACCTCGCGCAACAGCCTGAAACGATTTTGCATGAAGAGGCTCGAGATCAGCGGATGAAAAAAAGCCAAGTCTTTGCCGAAGTTTCTCCACTCGAAAATCACCAATCGTTCCGAGCGCGCTAAGAATTCCAATGGCGGCAGATTTATAGCGGTCGATCGCGTCGATCTTTACGAGGCGCTGAAGTACATCGATGACTGTCTCGTAAACATCAATGATGGACTGGCCTTGCTCGGTTCGCAAAATGGCAGAAATGTCAGAGTCCTGTCCGTTGAAGCAATCAGCTAGCTTGTATCTAAGATATATTCTTCCTTGATCGCTGAGTTTGGTATCTTCGATTTTGCGCAGAGCGTCACTCCGAAACAACCTAATTGTAGAACGAGCTTCGTTTCTAACACTTACAAAGTGCGCGATATACGTTGCCAAGCCGCCGGGGAAATCACTCTTAACTGTTTCTAGATAGGCCTTTTGAGCCTCAAGGCCGTGGAAAAACTGCTCCAACGCGATACGCAGCTCCATCGACCATAGGGATGTACCAAAATCGGATTCAATTGTTTGGAGTAGATCCCACACAGTTCGTTCATTGCCGTCCCAAAAAGCTATGTTTAGTCTGTCTGCTGTTTGGCGAAAGGAGCTCAATTCATTGATGTGCGATCCAAGTCTCTTAGCTAGCCAATCTAGTTCATCGCTGACCGATATTCTTGGCGCCATCAACATCGGACGCATGATGCCATACGAAAATGCGCGCTGAACCCCTCGGCTCCCAGCAGCCGTCACTTTCCCGAGCCACCCTAGGAATTCTGGCCACGCGGATGGCTCCAGCTCATCACGCGCCTTCAGGAGAACCGCACGAATTCTTTCACGATATATAGTTTCCGGTTGATGTGTGTTTCTGCCTTTGGTTTGTGCGTCTCCCAGAACCCCGCGGATTTTGTTTTTCTGACGCAATAAGCTGCGCTTTGCGCGGCGTCTGAGTACGTGATCATTTGCCATCAGCAGACTTTTTCAGCCTATTTCTCAATAGGAACGCCGTCGAAGAAGATGCCATTTTACTGAAATCTTGTTGAGCTGGCTATAGTTGTTACCTTCGAACTGTAGTGGAGGCCAGCCGACTAACCCTTAATTCAAGGTTCGGATGAGACGGGCCTCCTCCTTCCAGTTCCTGTGCGCAGAGCACTTTATTATCGACACTGCGCCATCGCGGCGATAGCTTCGGGCGCCCACGTGCGGCTTTCGCAACCGGGGCGTCGGCGCTCCCTATTCTAGGGAGTAGATCGATGGCTCGGTACGAAAATCAGCTCGTATCAAAGAAGGAGCTCAAGACTGTCTGTGGCATTCCCTACGCCCCCCAGCACATCGCGCGGCTTGAGGCCGCCGGGCAGTTTCCCAAGCGGATACGGCTCGGCCAAAATCGAGTCGCATGGCTGCTGGCGGAAGTAGACGAATGGATCAGCGCGCGCATCGCTAGTCGCGAGGCAAGCGTCAACCACTGACACTTCCTTCTAGGGTTATGAGGGGATCGGCTCGCTACCGGTCCCCTTTTTTCTTGGCGCGCTCGGGGGATACGGACAGGGATACAGAGCGGGATACCGTATCCCCAAGGCTAACCCTATGCGAGCGGGCACAAGAAGTCGTATCGTTTCTTCGCGCTCGAAACGGATCGGGGGACGATGCCGGTATCGCGCTCGAACACCAGCCAAACGTCGTACCTCGCTAAGCTCTCCGCCTACAGCGCCATCATCGGGAGCCAAACAAACCGGACGCATCTCGGCACTCCCAATCTGCTCGTACTGACACTGACAACCGGAGGGAGCCGCATGCAGGAGATGCTGCGGTTGAGCCGCGAAGAGCGCTGGGATACCGCGCCGTTTTTGTTTGCCACGGCTACCGACGATGACCTGAAGTTTCCCCTTGCCCGACTGTTCGCCGAGCCTTGGGAGCGGGCCGGACATCCGGCGCTTTGTCTCGCGAGTGGCACTTCGACTCATGCCGCACAAGATGCTTGAGACAATAGCGAGACAAGGCGATTATGCGCTCGGCTTATGTGCTTCGCGTGCCCGGTGTTTTGGGGGATAAGTGGCTCTATTGCCTTAGTTTTTCGGCGGGGGATTTGGTGGGTGATGTAGGGATCGAACCTACGACAAGCTGATTAAGAGGCGGCTGGCGTGATAGGGATATCAAGGGCTTGCGCCGCGAAGCATCCGACATTTTCCCGTTCGCGCCGGCTTGACACGTCTTAGGCGCGCTGGGCCATCATGGCGATCAGCCGGTCCAGTTTTTCGTCCAGGCGCTTATATTGCTCGCCCACCCGGTTCTCGACATCGCGCAGATAGCCGATCGAGGCGAAGGTCTCGGTGGCCTTGATCTGGTATTCCAGCAAGGTCTTGTCCTGCGCGGCCATGTCTCTACGCAGCCCGTCCAGCGCCTCGTCCACGGTGCGCTTGCGCTGGGCCCGCTGATAGGCGACGTGGCCCGCCAGCGCCATCGCCAGGGGCGACAGCACCGCGTTGGCCACTTCGATCACATCCCGCAGGTCCATACGCCACTCCCATCGCCGTGCGCGCCTCACGGCGATGGCGTCAGCTTCACCGTGTACTGGTCGAGCATAAGCGTATCACCCGAACTCGCCTTGAGCCCGGTGATCACCACGGTCTGCGACGCGGTGGTGTCCGCCGAGCCGGTGATCAGCGCCGCGGTGCCGGCGCCGTTGCCGAAGCTGGCTCCGGCCATGCCGCCGATCTGGCTGTTGGTGGCGTTCGCGTTGCAGATCTTGGTGCGCCAGGTCCCCCCCGCGCTGGTCGTCGGCGCCACGTTCAGATAGGCCGAGCCGCTACCGCCGGAAAATCGGATGCGCAAAGTTTTTGTGTTGGCCCCGTTGGTGATGGTCCAGATGGTGTCGATGTCCAGACAGCCATTCGCTCCCATCGCATTCGCCGGAATGGTGATGGTGGCAAGCGTGTCCTCGGTGGTGTCGGCGCCCGCGCTGACCGCGGCCCCGCTTTGCGCCACGATCACGGTCGCATTGCACCAGAAAGGGTTCTGGCTCGCGCCCAGGGTACATAGCGCCTGATAGGCATTGGCGGGCGCCAGCACGCTCCAGCTCGAGGCGCCGCGATAGATCATCTGGCCTTGCGTCGAGCCAAGCGCGCGGTCCAGCAGAGCGGTCACGGTGGTGTCGGCCGGCGCTGCGCTGGATCCTGTCGAATTGGCCACCACGTCACCGGAGCCGATCGCGGCCAGATCCGAAGCCGCGGGCTGCGCGCAAGAGGGTTGCGTCTGGGTGGTGGGCACCACGTCGATCCACTGATGTGACGGACAGCTGATGCTTTCCACCGCGCCCAGTGTCGAGGTCGTGGGCAACGGCATTTGCGCTGGCGGGATGGTGCCGCTGTTGATCTCGCTGCCGGCGATCGACTTGCCCGTCAGCGTCTGCGTGTCGCTGGTGCCGACGATCGCGCCGCTGGGCAGCGTCTTGCCGCCGTCGGCCGCGCGCTTGCCGGTGGTGTCGGCGAAGATCGCGACGTCATTCGCGGTTGCGCTTGAAGGTCCGATGATCGCGGAGCCCGTATTGTTGGCCAGCTTCCAGTCGGTGTTCGCCGCGTCGTAGGTGAACATCACGTCGCGGCCGTAGGGGATCGCGTAGCTGGAGCCGCTGGCGATCGTCGTGCCGGCGCCGGCCGCGATGGTGTCGGTCGCGCTCGCATCGGAATTGGTGACATGCATCACCGTGCCGTTGGTCAAGCCCGTCGTGCCCGCGGCGGGGAACGTATCCGTCATGGCGGAGCCGCTGTTGGAGCGGCGCGTCTTCTTGAACAGATCCGCAGTGACGAAGGTGTGGCTGGCGCCCGTCACGAGCTGCAGAGGCAGGATGTATTCTAGATTGCCTGTGCCCGGATCATTGACGCTGGTGCCTAGCCCTTTGCCCGCCGATCCGCCGGCAGCGCTTCCGCAATCAACAGCGATATCGGAATTTGCCGTGCTTCCGAAGCAGACGAGATGCGACGGTGTTGACGTGGCTGGCGCCTGCATCGGCTTTCCACCACCGGAAGCCTGCGCCGGCGTAGCGAGGAAAAGCTCGGCAACCGCAAATAAAGCAAGCACAGCACGAACGTGACGCATAGTTTGACCTCCATCATGGGCATAGCCGTACATTCACGGCATCGATCAGTCTCGCGATACTCCAGCCGCCTTTGGTGTCGATCGTGTCGAGCGGCGCGCCGGTCGGATTTAGAATGGTGAAGGGATGGACGTCCGCGCCGCTGTTTCCGATGTCCATGATCTCGATCCGCTGGGACGGCGAAGGCGATGCGGGCCATTGGATCGTCGGCGATGCGGCATATTGGTTCGTGATGTGCACGATCTCATCGCTCGGCAGCAGCACCACGGTGGCGGCCGTCGTGATGGTGATGCGTCGCGGCAACTTCACCAGCTGGTTCACCGTCACGCGCTTGATCTGCGTCGCGACATGTGTGCCGTTGCCCTGGAAGCCGGTGAGATTGTAGGGGACGCCGTGGATGTCGCCGGCATAGCGGCCGCCATAGAAGCTTGTGCGGTTGCCGATGCCGGCGCCGACATCGATGACGAACCGCATGTTGATCTCGTCCTGGGTGTGGACGTGATGCAGGCTGTTGTCGCCGCCGGAAATGAAAATCTGGGAAGACCAGCCGCCGCCCAGATGGCTTGTCGTCACCACGCAGGTCGCGGCCGACACGCTGCCGGTCACCGTCTCACCCACGCGGAACACGAAATCGTCGCCGTTCGGATTGACGCCACGCAGCCCCATCTCGCCGCCGGCAGTCACGAAGATGTACCCCGTCACGCCGGACAGTGAGCCCGTGACCATCTCCTCTGCCACGAATGCGCCCACCAGGCTGCCGAAGTCGAGCACCTGGCAGGCCGTCATTCCGCCCAACGCACCGCCGCCCTGGATGACGTGGATGCAGGTGCCGACCGCGCCGGACGTCTCGCCCAGCACCAGATGGCTGCTGCTGAAACTGCCGACGATATCGGTCACCTCGAGGTGACGGTTACCATGCGTCCAGCTCACCACCACCGCTGTGGCGCCGCTCGTCTCATCGATGACCGTTTCGCCGGGGGTGTAGTCGCCGACCAGGTCGGTGTTGATGCCGAGGATCAGGCCGGTGCAGACGAAAGAGGCGCCGGATGTAACGCCGGTGACCGTGTCGCCATTGTTGAAGCCGCCCACCACGTCATACAGCGTGAGCACGCCGCTGGCGGCGTCCCAGTCCGCCACCTTGCCGGTGGCGCCGGCTGTTCCCGTGGCCACCTCGAAAAGTTGGAACGCCCCTGTGACGGCGCCGGAGGCAATCAGGGTGGTGCAGGCATGCTTGACAAGATTGCAACTCGCGCCGCTTGTGCGGCCGCTGACGGCCTCGCCTGTCTGGAATTCGCCCACCACATTGTAGACGATCAGCGCGCCAGCGCCGGCGCTGAAGCGCGAGACCATCGCTGTGGCGCCGGACACGCTGCCCGTAACGATCTCGCCGCCAAGGAATGTGCCCACGGCTGTATTGATCGCGAAGCCCCAGGCGCGATTGTTGAGCTCCGCATGCAGCCCGAAGAAGCTGTTATATTGCGCGGCGCTGTCGAGGAAGACCGTGCCCTGGCCGTTCTGGTCGCAGGAGATCCCGAACAGGTGGTTGAGGTTGAACCAGGAGCGCGGCGATAGGCTGGCCAGCGACCGTGCATAGATCCCGTTGCGTCCGTTATTGCCGAACCGGCAATTGATGAACACGCCGGTCTGCACCTGGTAGTCGGCCAGCGCCACGGCATCATGCGTGCCGAAGGCGGCGCCGTTCTCCGGGAAATTGTTGACGGTGATGTCAATGATGGTCGAGCCGCGGTCCTGGCTGTGCTCGAAGCCGCTGACTTTCTGGCCCACAGGAATGGGATTGAGCGCGGCATCATGCGTACCGCCCACATAGCAGCAGTTCGGGCTGGGCAAACGGATCGCGTGATCGAAGACCGTCCCGCGCGACAAGAGCGTCTGGTTCGCCCAGGCCGCGTTGGAGAAAGTCAGCGGCGCGCTCAAATGGTGCCTGCGCGCCGGCGTCCACCACGAGGCATTGTTATAGGGCTGGGATGCGAAACACACGGTGAGCTCGGCCAGGCAGTCATGCGTGATCCCATCGCCGGGATCGCAGAACAACATGGTGGGGATCGCGTTCTTCGGTGCGTCGAAGATCACTTGCCCGCTGCCCTGGCAGACGAACATCTTGCGCACGCCGTTCGCGCTGGGCGTGTGCAAGGTCACCCCATCCGGCACGGTGATGATGCCGCCCCAAGCTTCCAGGTCCGAAACCATCGTGTAATTCGCGGTGACGGTGAGGTTCGCGGTGGAAAACAGCAACGCGCCGCCGGCGGCCGCATCGGCGAGCTGCAGCGAGGCAAAGCCCGTGGTGGTGTTGATGTCCGGCAATGTGAATGACGACGGCGTCGGTGTCGCCAGCATGGGCAAGCCGGAAACCGGGTCGAAGCCCAGAAGCTTGCCGGCGCGTGCCGCGGCCGACGCCAGCACATAGGATGCGTTCGGCTCCTCGGTGGCCGGGATCTGCAGCGCGTACCCCATCTGCAGCAGGACCTGCTTGATGAGCACCGTCAGCCGGTCGTTTTCGAGATTTACGCCCTGCGCCGGGAATTTCGAATTGTCGCGCACGATCAGCGATTGCGTTGCGGGCACCGCGAGCAGCAGCACCACCTTCAGCCCCGCCGCCGGCGCGCTGTTGAACTCGATATTCGCGCCGGAAAGATATTCCGCTGTCACCGCATCGAGCACGCCATCGACCATATAGTCGTAAGGCTGCATGCCGTTGAGCGCCGGCGCTGGATCGAGCGGCGCGTCCGCCACCGTGTCGTAGAGGATCACGCTGACATCGCTGGCCGCGAAGAAGGGATGATTGAAGCCGAAGGCTGTCGTCGTGCCGTCGGCCACGTACGAGAACCGCACGGGCCCGGTATTGATCGTCATGGCGTCGCTCCGTCGATTTTGGGCGCGTCACCCGCAAGCGCGCCTTTGCGCGCGGTGAGCCCGGCCGACACCGCATCGCGGATATCGGGGTTTTCGTTCAGCATCTGCTTCTTCGCCGCGGTCCGGAATTTGTTGACCGTCGTGAGGACCATCAGCGCGCGCGCCGCCGGCGTGCTGTCGTTCCAGCGCTGTTGAACCACGGCCACGGGATAGCTGCCCTTGACAAGGCTGTTGAGCGTATCGAGCGCACCCATGCCGGTCTGCGGATCCTTGAGCCCATTGCCGGCGAGCTCGCGGAAGCGGTGCAGCTGCTCCGGCGTGAACTTCACTTGAGCGCTGAGTTTGCGATCGGCGCTGTCGAAGCTTTGCACCTGTCCTGCCTTTGTGAGGCCGAGACGGCCTTCATCCGCGCGCGGAAAGGCGTCGCGGTTCTCCCAGGTCCATTTGTCGATCGGCTCCGCCTGGTCGGCCGGCGCGGTGGAGATCGGCGAGAGCACCCGCGCCATGCCGCCCAGACCGGTCGGCGACGGAAAGCCGTCATGCAGCTTAATGTCACGGCCCCATAGATCCTGTTGCGCAGGCAAAGTGTTCGACCATCCCGGCGTGCGCGCCGCGATCGCATCAACCAGCCCGTAATGCGCCCGGGCGAAATCGTTGGTGGCGTTGGCCAGCGCGTCCGCGCCTTGCGGCATGGCCATGCTGGCCATCAGATTGTCGGCGTAGCGCGCGCCATCCTGATCGGGCTGCTGCAGCGCCTCGAGGAAATTGGCGAAGCCCTGCATATAGGTCTTGGAAAGCATGGCGTTGCCGGTGCCGAGCACCAGCGACCAGGTCGCGGCGGAAGCGTCTTCGTCATGCGCGTAGTGGAGCAGATCGACGGTGTCGGCGGTCGCGCCCAGCACCGTGCCGAGTGGTTCAATCTTGTTGTAGCCGTACCAGCTGTTGCCGATCCGCAGGCTGTACGGCTCGTTACCGGCGGCGCGCCAGGCGCGTTGCATCTGCGGATCGGAAGGCCCACGCCCCGTCAGCATGCCGCCCACGGCCATCATAACCGCAGAGAGCGATGCGGCCGTCCCAAGCCCCACGCGCGCCATGGCGAGATCGCGCTGCGCGCCTCCGGCGGAGAGTTCGGCGCGGAAGGCGTCGGACGGTGCGATTAGCGGCATCGGCGAATTGCGATAGGCAAACTTCGTGATGTTCGCGGGCACCTTCACGAAGGGCATCACGATGCGTCCCAGCGGGATCTCCACCGGCGATCCGAATGGCTTGATGTTGATCTTATCGACCGTGTTCTGCAGGGCCTCTCCCAGGCCGGTAAGCGGCTCTTGAAAGGTATTCTTCAGAGCAGCCGCCATGGCCTGTTCGTGCAGGCCCGGCGTCGGATTGTTCAGCAGCTGCTTGTACAGATCGGACACGCCGAGTTGTGGAGCATTACCGACGGCCGCGCCCTTGGCCGCGGCTTGCTCGCGCAATGCAACGCGCGCGGAAGCCTCGCGATAGGCAAGAGCATGAAGTTCGGCGCGGTAATGCGCGACCTTTGCGAAATCGTCGGCAGCGCCGATCCAGCTGGTCGGCATCGCGCTGCGCAGATAGTGCACGGCCGCCAGTGTTGGGCTGTCTGTCGGGATCGCATCGGGCGCGCCATTCGCCATACGCGACAACCGCGACACGCTCTGGCCGTCCATCGTCTGATAGTCACCATAGAATTGGCTCTTGCCGGCGCGCAGCGCCTTGCCGGCGGCCCGGATCGCATCCTGCATGCTGCCGAGATAGCCGGTGGCCAGCGCACCGACCTCTCCCTGGCTGACCGCGCCGCTTCCGAAGGTCGCTGCGGCCTGTCGCGTCGCGACATTCCACGTCGCGACCGCGACGTCGCTGGAAAGTTTCTTGACGATGGTGGCCGGATTGGAAAGCAACCAGTTGTACCAGCCATAGAGCAAGCCATCGCGGCCGCCCATCCAGCGCAGGCTCGAGACGAACGGTGGCACCTTGGCCGGATCGTCGAGCGCGGCAGCCTTGTGGACAAGGTCCTGCACATTGTCCGGGCCCACCGTCGCGATCGCGTCCTGGATATGTTTCGTGAAGGCATCGAAGGTGCCGGCCGCTTCCTGCTGGATCCTGCCGGCGCGGCCCCAGTCGGTCTTCGCATCGCGAAACGCACCGGCATAGTTGTTGAACAACGTGTATGCCTTGGCGGCCTCTTCGAAGTCGGCTGGATCTCCGGAGGCGTTTGCCTTGCGGGCCGTTTCCCAGAACTGTTTCGCCGCGCTGTTCATCACCATCGCGGCCGCGTCGAACATCTCATCGCTGGCGAATTTCGGGCGGATGTTCTCCATCACCTCGTCAGGCGTCAGATTGAGCGAATAGGCGCCCATCCGCGTGACGTCGATGGGTTTGACGTCATCCTTTGGGATGATCTTCGCGATTTCCTGGACGGCCGCGTTGCGTGTCGACGGATCGGCCAGCTGGTCGAGATGCACATCCACCGGGTTATCGCGGTCGCCGGCAAGGAACGCAGCCGCGCGCGCGCGAAGCTCGGGCGTCACGTCGATCTTCGCACCAGGCTCGTCTCCCGCGATATCGAACGGCCGCGCTTTCGGGCCAGCATTGTCGGCCGCGGGCTGTTCTGGCGGCGGCGCACCACCACCACCAGGGCCGCCACCATCCGGGCCGCCACCATCCGGCTTCGGCACGTCGTCGGCGGCTTCCGCCAAGTCGGCTGCCTTGGAGCCCTTGGCGAGTTTCGCCAGATTGCCGAGCTTCGAGGCCGCACCGGGCGCCACCATGCTCAGGAGGTTGCCGACGAGCTCGCGATGCACGCCCGTTGCTTCTTCGACCGGACGGCCGATCGCGCTGGTGAGAAATCCGGTGAGCGGCGAAAACGCGCTACCGAGAAGGTCGAAAGCCGGCTTCGGGATGATCCCGCCTATCGGCGCGCTGTCCTGCAGCTTCTGCAAATTGCCTTGCGCATCACCGTCTTTGAAATCCGGAAGCGTATGCTTGTAGGCATCGTTCAAGCCGCCGACGAACTCCTTCCAGACCTCGGCTGGAATGCCCTTGACGCCCTCCCATGCCGCATTGCTCAGGCTGGAACCCGCTGCGCCGGGTTTGGCAAAGACCAAGTCGTGCGCGCGCTGCTCGACGCCGCTCCACCAATTGTCGAGCTTCATGCCGATCGGCTGGTCCACGGGGAGCGGCGCGGCCGCCGGACGCGCGGAAGATGGCGCTGGTCCGGGGCCCGGCTGCGCCGCCGGCGCGCCGCCCCCCATGGGCTCGTGGGATGCGAGGGCTCGCATCCAATCGTCGTTCGGCTTTGCCGCCTGGGAGCGGACAGCCAGAAAATCATCGCGCACGCTGCCGTCGCCGGGAATGCCAGGACTGCTCATGGCCCACTCCCCGGTGAGACGCCGCTAAGGGTCGCCCCATTGCCGCCCTGCTTCTGCCCACGCGCCTTCGCGGCCGCCTGGGCGCGCGCGTCTTCCTCGGCATAGAACCGGCGGTAGTTCGACAGCAGCTCTACCTGCTGGGCGTAGTCCGGATCGGAGAGTTTCTTCGCCTGGTGCGCTTTCACCGTCGCGGCCGCGACGGCCATCAGATCCTTGGTGGAATTGACGGGCCCGAATTTCGGCGACGCCAGCCAGCTCGGCTTCACGAAGACGCTCGAATAGCGCGGGATCATATCCGACAGCACCGCATCGGAATTCTCGCCGCCGGATACGACGCGGCGGTTCCACTCGCCCTGCGCCGCGGCCCAATTCGACGCCGCCGCCGACTTGTCGCCGAACACGCCGGCGTCCACGGCGCCACCGGACAGGGCTGTCTTCAGCACATTGAACGAGGCCTTCGTCTGCGCGCTGTCGCCTTTGCCGTTCTTTGCGTCGATCGCCTTGATCATATCCGTGGCGGTATTCTTGCTCAGATGTCCGGCACGGAACTGGTCGTAGACGTCGTTGGCGGTGATCTGGTTCTGGTCTACCGCGTGCCAGAGTGACAGCGAAACGGCCGGCACATCGCGTCCGTCTTCCGCGCGATCGCGGGCGGTGTGCAGCGCCTCGACGCCATTCGCCGTGATCTGGCCATGATCGGCCATCTGCTGGATATCCGCGTCGGAGAGTTGTTTGCCAGCATTCACACCGGCCAGCAGGACCGCTTCGTTGTGCGCCTGGCCGATGCGCAGATTGCGATCCGCGACCGCGTCATTATGGGCAATGCGCGATGCCTCGCGAATATCGAGCCGATAGGCATAGGTTTCGAGATGCTGGCCCAGCGCTTCGCGATCTTGTGGCAGCAGTCCCGGGAATGTCGACGGATCGTTGACCTTTGCGGCAAGCGCGCGCATCCCGTCGGCATTCTGTGTATCCAGCGCGGTATTGATCTGCTGACGGATATGGATCGCCTGGATCTGGGACTTGAAAGAGAGCTCTTTCTGCGATGCCTCTTCCGGCTGGATCCATCCGGCGGCCGAGGAGCCTTTGATTTCGGCGATGCCATCATCCGTCAGTTTGGCGCGCAACGCGTCGCCCGTAGCGCCCTCACCGGCGCTGGCCGCGTTCTGCGAGAATTGGAAGAGGTGGGCATCAAGGTCGCCGCGGTGCTTGCTGCTTTCGAGCTGGAAGGATGCGTTCTGCGTATCGAGGCCGCGGATGATCCGTTCCTGCGACACGCGGTCCTGCACATGCGCACGCACCAGCGGGTCGCTGATGTCCTTGTAAAGATTTTTCTCAACCGCATCGGCATCGTTGTTGTAGCCCAGCGTGGCAGCGGCGCGATCGGGCACCTTCGACCACTTGAACTGAAGGTCGCCCAACTGCTTGCTCCCGCTGGCCACCAGATCGGAAGCCTGCGCCTGGCGACGCGCTTCGGCATAGCGCTGCGCCCACACCGTCTCGACGTCGGACAGTTCCGCGCCACCACGCTCCACTGCCGCGCCCGGCTGGCTCAGCGCTTGCGGATCGCCGCGTTGCGCTGTGGGTGTAGCGTCCACCCGCGCTTCATTTTCGAATGTGGGGACTACCGGCATCGATCAGCCCCAAAATCCGCCGCCAACGGATTGCTGTAGCGCATTGTCGGCGGCCGTCAGCACAGTCGAGCCGGCAGCGATGTAGCCGGCGCTGCGGTCCGCCGTTGCTTGCTCGCTATCCAGCATCGACTTGTTGAGATAGGCCGTCGATGTCGTCTGTCCCTGGTATTCGATGAGCTTTTTCTGCAAAGCGCCCTGCGTCACCAGATCATGCATGACGGCAAGCGGCGACCCGGTATTGGCGTCGACGCCGGACGCCGAAATGGCCGCGCGCGCTTCCGCGGTCTTGCGCTCGAGATCCTGGCCCGCCAGCGCGGCATTCGCATTGCCAGTCTGCTGCGCCTGTTCCGCGTTCAGGAAATCGCCCTTCGCGTTCATCCGCGAAACGTCACCCGCTTCTTGGCCTTGCATGATTTGGCCGAACCCCTGAAAAGCCGCCGCGGATAATTGGCCTGCCATCAGCGCATCCCCTCTTCGGATATACGCGCATGCAGCACATAGTCCGCGCCATCCAGTCCCCAGCGCCGCAACTTCGCGCCTTGTTCCGCGCAGCCCAGCGCGCGCGCGAAACTTTCGCGCCAGGGTGCATCCGCACGGATATAGAATTCGATGCGGGCGTAATCCGGGTCGCGCAGCTTGCGGTCCAGCCAGGCGCGCGCGGCGCGCACGCCGGCCACGACCTGGCGCGGCCGCGCCAGCCGCGACACCAGCAGCCAGCCCTCCGCTCTCCCGGGCCAGACCGGCACGAGGCCGCCGGCGCCCAGGAGCTCGCCGCCATCGACAAACGCGAAAGAGCGATCCGGCGCCAGCAATGCGCGGCGTTCATAGAGATTGGTGAACCGCGCGGCCAGTTGGTCGCGCTCGAGCGCGATCGCGATGCGCAACAGCGTATCGTCCAGCGGAACCAGGCGCGGGCGGATCATGTCGTCCCCACATCGGAAGACGCGCAGATGCCCAGCACCGTGCAGGGATAGGGTCCGGAACCCGCGATGCGGATTTGCCCTTCGAGATCGAAGCTCGAAGGCATCGGCAGCCGCTGGATGCCGCTGTAGAGCGGCGGTGCTTGCCCCATGATGTCGCCCGCGCTGCGGGTCTGCAGGCTCTCCATCTTCGGGAAGATTTCGCCGGTGCCTTCATCGGTGACGAGCTGGCCGAAATCGCAGCCCAGCGTCTCATGCAAGCGCAAATAGAGATGGTCGATGATCTTGGCCTTGCCCGTCGCCGGCGCCGGCAGCGCGCGCGCCGGCGCCCAGGGCATCGTCACCGTTTCGTATTCGATCGGCAGCCCCAACGTGGCGTATGAAGCTTCACCATCCAGCGCCACGCCGCCGTTCACCACGGTCTGCGTTCCGAAATCCGCGCCATCGCCCAGGATCTGGACGGTCGCGCCGTTGAGCTCCGGAATGCCCCCGAAGCTCTGATATTGCGGCGTGCAGCTCCACGCGCCGGACACAAGCGGCCGCGTGCTGGTCGCGGGCGAAAGATAATCCGCGGTGACATTCCGCGCATCCGCGACCGCGGTGATGACGGCAACACCATTGTTGACCCGCAGCATGGCGCCCACGCTGTCCGCGTCAAACACATCGGCATCGGCCGAGAAAAGCACGCCATCGCCCGCCATCCCCGCGGGCAGCAGCGTCGCCGCCGGCTGCACCAGGCTGGAGCGTATGCCGCAATCGACGAAGAAGGCTTCTTCCTGCGGCTGTCCGTCGAAGAACCGCGCCATCACTTCCGTGGTGCGCGTCGGCACGCCCGCCACCGTGCGCAACACGCTCGCCCACAATTCGTCATACGATCCATCCGGCGACGGGATCGTGTCGATGCTCTCGACGATCGGATGGCCGCCATAATACGCGCCGCCCAATGTGTGCCGGTGCCAGGCCTGCACCTGTTGCTCCGGCAGATAGGTCAAGCCGATCAGGTTTCCATCGCCGAGAACGCACCAGTCGATGCCATAGGGTTGCTGCTGATAGGCCTGGGTGATGATGCCTTGCAGCGTCGCCGGCACGGGCCGCGTGATGTGCTCCGCGTCGACCGTGCGATCGACCGCCAGATAGCCGTTGATCGCCCACTGCCAGATCCAGTCCAGCACCTTGCGGCCGGAGCGGTTGGCGAAGAGGACGGATTTTCCGATACGGATCGCCGGGACGTTCGGCGCGGAGCCGATGCGCGTTTCGGGGTAGACCTGGACGTTGGTCTGCGAAAGCGCCAGCGAGTTGGTCGCCGGCTGCATGATCTGCTCGCCGCCGGTTGTGCCGATACCCAGCTGCATGGCGACGGAGGATCCCGCCGCCGTGGACCAGCGGATGGCGTTGACCTGGTCGTCGCTGATCACCCAGGAAAGCGCGTTCGTGGCGAGCACGGTGCCGTCGGCCGCGGTGGGCGCGAAGTTCGTGAAATCGCTGCTGCTCGAAGCCTCTGCCGCGCTCGGCTGGTTGTCCGTGCCCAAATGCGCAAGGCGCTGCTGCCAGAACGTCGGGATATAGGGATGGCCCGTGGTGGCGCTCCATTTGCCGAGCGCCCAATCCTTCGTCGACGTTGGGAAGCTGAAGGGCGGCAGGTAATTCCAGATCACACTGGCGTCGGCGATGTTCTGTCCGGTTCCGGACGGTCCGCTGCCTTCGCCGTTCGCATTGCCCGGCTGCACGCAGATGTAATGGTGCTTGTCGATGCCAGATCCGTTCGAGACGATGTTCCCCGTATTGTAGTAGCTGTTGCCGACCCAGGGCGCGTCGTTGAAGCCGCCCACTGTGTTCCAGGTCACGGTGCCGTCGAGAATGTCGAGGCCCGTCCCGGCGGGCCCGAAGCCGATGTTGGACGTGCCACCCAGAACGGCTTGATAGTAGAGCCCGTTGGAAAGAACGACCGCGCCCGTGGGATAATCCGTGCTCGCTACCCACGCCTGGCCGTCGATCCCCGCCGTCGCGCCGCCGTTCACCTTGTCCTGGACCGTCGCCGTGACATGGGTGGTGTCCGTCACCGCCGTGATGATGCACCACGCCCAGAGCGAATAGAGCTTGATGCGCACATGACGGCCGACATCGGCCGAGACGAAGCCACGGCCGCCGTTGATGCCATCCGCGGCGGACGCTTCAAGTGTAATCGAGCCCGTTTGCCCGGACGGCGACAGCGTCGTATCGGTGACATTGACGTCGAGATAGGGCCCATCGCGATACTGCGTCACGCTATAGGTCCAGCTCGTATGCGAGCTGCGCGTCACCGTCGCCGGCGGGTAGGCGGGATGATCGATGTAGAGCGTGTCGGCGCTCTGGGTGAATTGCAGCGCCGCCAGGTCCGCGGCCTGATACGGCACCGCGATATCCACCGGCACGCCGCCGGACAGAACCGCGGCATCCTGCATGTAGACGCGCACATTTCCGTCGGAGAATTCCAGCATGTAGGACTGCACGGTGCTGAAGGTGAAGCGGCGCAGGCGCACGCGGAACGGAGCGTCCGTCTGATCCTTGGACAACGCCGCAAGCTGGAAGCCTGGCCGGCGCGTGACACCGCCTTGCGGCAACACCACCATGTTGGCCAGCGTGGCGCAGCCGTTGAAATAATTCTTGTAGTCGGTACGGCCCTTCAGCCGCGGCGTGAGCTCGCCCGCCGTGAAGCTGCAGATCTCGATGTCTGAGCGCATCTAGCGGCGGCTCCTCAGCAGTACGTCGTCATCCCATTCTTCCGGCGAGTTCTCCTGCGCATCGATGGATTTCGCGCCCTCGATCTTGTCCTTGAGTTTTGCGGCGATGCGGTTCATCGCGGCCGCGTCGCGCACGATGCGCGGGCCGATTTCCAGCGCCAGCGTGTAGCCGATGCACTGCGCCATCTTGGGATCGAAGCGCGTGGGGTCCTGCAAGTCGAAATGGTAGATCAAGTTCAGCGGCGCGCCCTGGTCGGTGTAAAGCACGTTGCCGGCGTCGCAGGCCGCCACTTCCCATTCGGCGTCCAGATCGTCATCGATCCGGTTCATGCGGATATAGTCCGGGGGCAGCAGGAAGGCGCTCTGCCACTTGAAGGGCGGCGCGGTCACCTGCGTGGCAAGGACGACGTATTTCTTGGTGCAATTCCAAGGGTGCTCGCGGATCACGCCTTGGCGCACGTCGTCGTAACGAGTCCGGCAAAGGATCGCCGGCGTGCGGTTCTCACTGATATCGGTGATCGGGCTTTCGCCCAGCTCGATCAGGGCGATATTCGCGATCCCGGTGATGCTCTGTCCTGCCGGCATGATGCGTGCAGCGGTCGGCGGCGGCGCGCGTCCGCGCCGCCGCTTCCCGCCCCCCTCAATCGATCGTGTAGTGAACGATGGTGACGAGATTGCCCGAGCTCGGCATCGTCGCCGCGCCCACGCTCATCAGGATGTCCTCGTAACCGCCGCCATAGCCGGAATTGTTGGCATAGGTGGTTTCGGTCCCGGTGACCCCGTCATAGCCGTGCACGATCGGCACGCCATAGGTCGCGGCCTTGGCCCAGCTCGTCGGCGTATTGGTCGCCGTCAGCGTGGCAGCCGCGCCGTAGATCGCGGCGTTGCCGCTGGCCGCGTCGCCGAACGCCAGCGTCGAGGAGCCGAGCGAGGTGTCGGTGAGCACGGTAATGCCCAGCAGCGCCGCGCCAACCGGCACGCGGCCGATATGAATGAACGTGCCCGACACCTGGCTGGCAAGCGTGAGGCGCCCGATTTGGACACGTTCGCGCCCACCCATGGTGGTGACGGGATTGAGGGTCTGGAGCGCGCCGCCGACATTGCCGGTGACGTTTGTCATCAGATCGTTCCAGGCGGTGGCCGGATTGATAGCCATGGTGTTTTGTCCTCTCTCTTGGTTTCAGGAATGGCATGACGCGCCCGTCAGACGCAGATCACCTCCACCAGCTTCGCCTCTTCCAGGCGCGAGGCCCCGAAGCTGGCCGCGGCATAGGCCTGCCACGAATAGCTTTTGTCGGGCCGCTCGCTGACCTTGCCGTAGATGTCGGTGACCATGCCGAGGCCCACCGCCGATTTGCGCCAGAACGGCACGCGGTATTGGCTCGAGTTGTTCTGCAGCAGCCGCTCGCTGTGGATCAGCTCGAAGCCCAGCACCATGGTGATCTTGCCGTCGCGCAAGGGCGCCAGGTCGTCTTTCGCGATGCCGAATTCCTTCAGCGTCGCTTCGGTGGTGGCCAGCAGGTTGCCCTTCTGCTTGGCGGCGATCACGCCATAGCGCGGCTCTTCATCGGCGTCGGCGTCTTCCGACGCGCCGCCTTCAGCCGCGTCCAGCGCCACCATCGCCGAGATCATCTTGGTGATGGTGAGACCGGAATTGCCGCTGCCGTTGCCATAGGTCCAGTCGCTGACCGAGACTTGGGTTCCACCGGGCGCGGTGGGGGCGCTTTCGTTGTTGCCGCTCGGCCAAGTGACGGCGGTCGATCCGTTGTGCCCGGTGTAGGCGGTGGCCCACATCGCGTAGAGGATTTCGTCGTCCATGGCGCGATTGGCCGCCATGGCCAGGTTGATCGCATAGGCGCTGGTGGGATCGATCAAAAGGCGCGCCTTGTCCTCCTTATCGACCAGCTCGGCACGGTCGAAGTCGTAAGGCGCGATGCGCCGGCGCAGATGCTGCGAATTGCCGAGCGGTGTATCGGCATGTCGCACCGTGCGCTTCTGCATGGTCGTCGGCGCGAGCTGTTCCATATAGGCCGCTTCGCCGGTGATCATGTCCTCGATCACGCGGCCGCGCAGGCGCGCTTTTCTTTGCTGGGCGAGGAAACGGATGTTCCCCGAGAACTGTTGAACAAACGGGTCGGTGATGGTGAAGCTCATGTGGAAGTCCCTTCCGTCTGCGCGAGGCCTCCAGCCGCGCGCGGTTGATTGACCGCGCGGCCATCCGCACGATCGCTTTGACGGCTGAGATCCCCGATCCTGCGAGACGCGCTCGCTCCATCGGACCCGTGCCTGGCGCTTAACGTCCGCTCGACGAAGCCCTTGTGCCGGACGCGCGCCCCTTCGAGCTGCGATCCCCGGCCGCAGGAATGCGTTAGCCCTGTTTCTGGGCGGGATAGGCAAGCTCGTAGAGGCGCTGCATTTCCTTGACCGCGTCGGCGTGGTCCGGTGCGCGCTTGTTCTGGTAAGCCGCCATGAACTTCGTGTCCGCCTGCCTGGCGTTGATGTGCTGCTGCGCCTCGGCCGGCGACAGCGCATCCCCCTGGCCGCCACCGCCGCCCTTGCCGATCAGCCCGTCTTCCTGCATTTGCGCGCCCAGATAAGCGAACAGCCGCGCGAAAGCGGGATGCGTTCCGAGTTTCTGTCCGGTAGAGGGATCGGTCTGCTCCAGCGCCGCGGCCAGGTCGCCACCGAGCTTGGGGCCCTTCTCATCGCTCGCGAGGAAGTTGATCGTGCTCTGCGCCAGTTTCAGCTTTTCGCCCTTAGCCGCGCCCCACTCCTTGTCGAGATTGGCGTGGCCCGCCTTGATCTCGTTGACGCGCGCCGTCTCGGCCGCTGCGCCCACCTGCTGCTGCAGCGCATTCCATTC